GACGGGAACATCCCGGCCGCGGGTTGCAAGCATATCACGGATTGGCTGAACAAGCAGCTCGCGGAATATCAAGGAGCATACGATAAGACCGATCCTGACCTCGTCGAAGGATACTCTCACATGTCGAAGCCTGCCCTAAAGAATCGAATCACGGTTCTTGAAGGCATGATTGCCGACGTCGTCAAACACTCGAACGTTTCGAAAGCGTTGCGCAAACCTCGTGCTAAGAAGATCAAGGATGCAGGCAAGCAGGTCGCTCGACTCAAGTTCCAGCAAAGCTCTAAGGACTTCGATCTTGAGTCGATCAATCCTACACGGGTTCCGTCCGCTCAACGGTTGTATACTTTCAACACGAAGTATCGCCAGCTAGGCGTTTATATTGCATCAGGCAATGTCGGCTTTGAGGTCAAAGGAACATCCCTGAAAAATTTCGATGTCGCGACAAGCTACATCACCACACTGAGAAAACCGAAAGAGGTTCTAAACGCCATCATCTCGTCAACGCCTAAGCAGGTTGATAAGTATCTCGAAAGCATGAAGTGCAAGAAGAGAAAAGGGAATGGACGCATCAACCCACAGACAATTCTTGTCAGAGCGGTTGACGTTCGTGTGTAAGATTCATGACAGATAATACATCGACAGATTACGGGGCGGTTAGTATCACGCCTGCCATCACAAAGCAAGAATTGACAATCCGTGCAGAGCGACTAGTTCGGTCTGACGGTTTGTCGTATCTGGAAGCCATCCTCCAAATATGTGCTGACCTAGATCTTGAGCCTGAGGACATTGCTAAGATGGTGACAGGCCCGTTAAAAGACAAGCTCGAAGCAGAGGCACAGCGGAACAACATCCTGCCTAAACCCAACTCGCTCTATGACGAATAGCAGACCGCTGACGACATGGCCATGGGGCAATCCATGGGACGGCAAGATTTGGCCACCGCCTCCATGGTCTGTCACTGAGCAGCCATGCTTGCATAAATCATGCACGATGTGCGGCGGGACAGGTCAAAGAAAAGACGGGCTCGGATATTGTGTGCACGCATTGTCGTGTCCTTGTCCGCGCTGCACACCCAGATGTTAACGAATGAAAACAGAAGTAAATCCGCTCGTCGTTTATTCGACTTACATAGCGGTTAAGTTACACTTCGACAAGGGAACATACGACGCATTCAAGTTCAACTTCAAGGGGCCGTCTCGAAAGAACTCGGCCTTTCAGAAGTCGCCTGACCGATTTGCGTATGAGAAGCTTGCGAAGAAGTTTCCTAACATAGTCGACCTTATTCACTACCTGCTTGCGAATACTCTCGCGGGCAATCGGTGGATTCGTGACATGGATCACGACACGTATATGTTGTGGGTTGCCAAGATGCAGCGTATGCAGTATCAGTTCAGCAATGACATGAACGTCCTTTGCGATTATGCGATCAATCAATGTCTTACTTTCGACGAGTGCTTAACGCCCAGGCCTGTGTCGAACATTGTCCCAATCTTAGATCTTTGTAGGCGAGAGAAGATACATTATGAATCAGTGATCATAGTCGACGTTTTGGTTGACTTTCTTTCACGTATAAATAAAAAAACCCTGTCGGATCCACTCGGAATTCTGAGCGACATGGTCTACACGCTGCAACAGTACAAACCGTTCATCGTGCCGCGGATCAATCCAGCTGCTTCTAAAAATGTTATCATAAACCTATTTACAAACGTAGGGAAATAGATTACAATAGATAAGTTGCAGTATACATAGCACACAACAACACAAACACACAAAACATATATGTCATCATTCGCAAACATGAAGAAGAATGCAGCGTCGGCCATCACAAAGTTGGTTGATGCAGCTGAAAAGCTAGGTTCACCTAAGACTTACGGTAACGAAGGTTTCTGGGCTCCTACGGTCGACAAAGCCGGGAACGGTTACGCGATCATCCGCTTCCTTCCAGCCAAGGAAGGTGAAGCTCTCCCATGGATCCAATACTGGGACCATGGTTTCAAGGGGCCGACTGGCCGTTGGTACATCGAGAACTCCCTAACATCGATCGGCTTGCCTGACCCTGTGTCAGAAGCAAACTCGATTCTGTGGAACACGGGACGCGATGAAGATAAGCAAATCGTGCGTGATCGTAAGCGCCGCTTGCACTACGTCTCGAACATTGAGGTCATCTCCGATCCGGGTAACGCTGCGAACGAAGGCAAAGTCTTCCGTTACAAGTACGGCAAGAAGATCTTTGATAAGTTGATGGACGCGATGCAACCGCAATTCCCGGACGAAGCGCCTATGAATCCGTTCGACATGTGGGCGGGAGCAAACTTCAAGCTGCGCATTTGCCAGGTCGAAGGTTTCCGCAACTACGACAAGTCGGCGTTCGACAAAGTCTCAGCACACCGTGCTGGAGATGATGCACAACTCGAGGAAGTCTACGGTTCGCTGCAGTCTCTCGACGAGCTTGTGGATCCAAAGAACTACAAGTCATACGCTGAACTCAAGACCAAGTTCAACGCGGTCATCGGACAAGCCGAGGCAGAAACCTCGTACACAACATCCGAACGCGTCTCGCTTGATGAGGTTCGTCCTGCTGCTTCGGCGCCTGTCGCTGATGAAGCTGACCTTCATTCTGATGAAGGCGACACCACGCTTAGCTACTTTGCTAAGCTTGCGGCTCAGTAACGTCTGAAGCCTGATACATTCGAAAGCGGCGCTGATAACCTCAGCGCCGCTTTTGTTTAGAACGACGAGAATCCCAAAGCGGAACCTGAAATGATAGGCTCGAATGGCGATGAGTTGTTGTTCACGTTAGATGATGAGTTGTTGGTGACGTTGCCTCCCATGTTATTGATGATCACAGGCGCTGCATTTGTTGTGCCAGGTCCTGCCTCACCAAGGGTTGATCCTGCTTTTGATGGAACACCACGAATGTAGTCTTCAACCATAAGCTTTTGATCAGCGGCATTCTTCTCCTTCGCCATAATCTCCCTCGCTTTTTGCTCGTAAGGATTAACACCACCTGTCCCGGCGTTCAACGAGTTCGAGTATTCCTCAGGCGTTTGCATACCCGCGAACTGATACACTTCTTTTGGAATCGCTTTACCGACCCAGTGTAATGGGTCAATGGCTGAATCATGCTTTGATGGATCGGGTAAAACTGACTTCAGGATATTCTTTGCAAAATCACTCGCCATGTCGCCTACCGACTTCATAGCATTATTGATCATCGCAGGCGCTTCCTCGAACCACTTGATGACAGCATCAATAGCGACTCCAACGAAGTCAATCATTGCCTTCACTCCCTTCACGAGATAGTCTTGAATTGAGAAGTTGTCAAGCCAGTTAGCAACTTCAAAGTCGCCTATCATTGTTGCAAACCAAGAGACTGCTCCTTTTACCATGTCGAGGATACCGCCACCGATCATTGCAGCAAGACCTGCAAACCCGCCTTGCTCGAACGAGGCAATCAACTTATCAGGTGAGAACAGCCCAACCATGTAATCCCATACGTACTCGATTGTTCCAAAGATTGCTTTAACGCCAGTGTCAAGCAATTCGGAGAATGAGAATCCGTCAAGCGCCTTCGAGAAGTTCTCGAACCCTAACATCTTTGCAACCCATGAGACCGCATCTTTGAGGAGATCAACTACTTCGCCGACTAGGTTTACCAGCAGGCCAGATATGCCGCCTTCGAGCGCGCCAATCAATCCGCCTTCTTTCCAACCTTTGATCGCGCCCATGATAGTTGCGTATGCGCCCATGATGACTGTGATAGGCCATGCAATCGCTTTAAGTGCTTTGGCTAACAACCCTCCTAGTTTTGCACCCCATTTGAACGACTTGCCAAACGCGATGAAGCCATCTTTGATTTTCGTTAGGATCTTGCCTATGAACTTAAGAAATCCTCCGCCTGCCTCGGTCGTAACTCGGAAGTACTTTACGATATTCGCGAATGGCTTTGTGAATCTGTTATTCTCAAGCATTGTCTGAAGATTATTCGTCAACTTGCCAAAATCTTCAGACATGCTAGCGAACAGCTTAAGACCTTTACCTGATAGCCACCGAACGCGTACTCGAAGTTTCCAGATAATACCACGAGAACTAGCAAGTAACTTAGACATCTCGCCCATGAATCCTGAAAGCATCCCTAACGAAGCGCCAAACGCAGTGATGCCACCTAACGACATTAACCAAGCAGGAACTTTCTTATCCTTTGCTTCATTCGTTGGTACAGGCCCAGGGCCGCCCCTGCCTTCTCCAAGGTTGTTCAACGCGTCGATCAATTCACGACGGTTTTCCTCTTCCTGAAGTTGGCGACCTGTGAAGAACCCTAACACATCGCTGATTCCAGTTTTGATTCCGTTGACCGTATCAGAAATGTCTATCAGTGTTGACGCAACGCCGGCCATGAACACTACCGCGTTATCAATGATGTCGTAAACGATAGGAGACTGCAAGACAGGATTAAAGCCGACAATCGTGTCAGCAATAAACTCCTGCTTATCATTAGCCTTCTCCAAGGCCTTGACGATTTGAGTAATCCCAGAATCGTTTATCGATGAATATCTTGCCATTATTTCTTGTGTTTAGCTTCCTCCTCCTTGAGATGATTGATTAGCATTGAGACGTATACTTCCCGTTCCCACGGCATCATGTTATCAAGTTCGGTTAGCGAGTATTTATGATGCTGCATCAGCGCGAAGTTCGTCTGGAAGAAGTTCACCAGCGACTCGTGCGAGAGGCTTAGTCGAAAAAAGATTGGATGCCGGTTAGGGATACCTTGTTCTCATGACCACATTCTGGGCCACAACATTTGAAAGCAACGTCGCACGATACCTTGGGCGTGTTCGCGATGTATGCTTCGATCTCCTTCATTTGCGCGCGGTTGAGCGAGTTGACGAACTTGACGAGTTCCTCCTTCTTTTCAGTATCAGTAGGATACACTTGCGTTGCGTCAAAGATTGATTCAATCGAAGCAATGACGGTGTCATTGATTAGGTCGCCCTGATCCTTTGTGTCTGTCAGATTGCCCATGTCTCTAACACGGATATGCCGCATCGTGATTCCGACGGTGTCGGTCAGCATGATGTTAACCTTGTCTTGAGGAACGTCGAGCGTAACGTTGTCGATGTCGACATCAACAGGAGTGAACGCTTCGCACTTATCGCATTTGATCTTGATCGTCGATGTTTCGCCAACTGACTTTGCACGCAACTTGAGGAACATGAATTCCAGGTCATATGACGTTAGGGCGTTAGGGTCAACCTTGTTGAACGTGCAGGCCTTGATGATGTCCTTCATTGCCGTGACCATCTCACGAGGCGAGCCTGATTCCTGCGCCATAAGTAGGACCTTCTCTTCCTTAACTAGGAATGGGCGGTATTCAATGGTCTTGCCTGTTGATGGAAGGCGGACACTGTATTTTGGTGATTCGATTGTTGGTAATGCCATACTATAATTTATCGTGATTAGAATTGTCGGAAGTCGTCGTATGCAATGACGACAGTAAGCTTCTGAGTTTGTGAGTCGGAGTTATTGTCAAGTGTCATTGCTTGAACGGAGATAGGATATGCTCTTAGCAGGTGTGTCGTGTAAACAACCGAATCATTGTCGCTTAACTGCCGAATCATAATGTCAACTTTGAATTCGGAATCATACGCTAAATTGAAAGTTGTGCCGTTGACGACAATGTTTTGCCAGACATCGAAGATTCGTTTTGCGTAGTAATCGTTCGTGATGTTAAACACAAGGGTAACGTCTTCTTGAATGAATCCCGTAGGAACCTTGATGTTATGACCGTAAAGCGAGTACTCAATTGACGTGATCTGCTTGCCAGGCAACTGCGCGGACTCACACATGAGTGTTAGGTCACGGCCTCGGTCATCGCTTGTGATGCTAGGCGGTAGCGTGCAAATCATGTCGAAGCGGTTGGCCTTTGATATGCCACCGCGTCTTGCCATTGCGGCCTTGAATGCGTCGAGGTTTGTCATTACTTTTGGAATGGAAGTGAGTCGCGCCAGATCTTGCGGCGGTCAGCATATACGAACGAATCGGTTGGTAAGAATAGAGCTGCTTCCCATGCAGTTGGCGGAACTTCAACTACCTTTGATGCAATGTGATCAAACAAGTACCGCTTGTAACATGGTTGGAATGCACGCAACTTACGCGTGCTCGACAGCATCTCATACGTAAGCATTAGACGAGTCTTTGGATTCAGCTTCTTGTTGTTTGCATACTCAAGAAGGCGGTCAAAGAACACTGCCCTAACACGAGGTGGAAGGTAGTGAAGGTTAAGACCATAGAAACCATTCTTTGCAGGTTCAACCATTATGATTAGCGGAAACTGGTCATAGTATGGGAGTGTTTCTTTGTACTTAGGATCATAGAAGTACATGAACATACGGCCGATCAATGGTTTTGACCTCGTCGTCAGCACGTTGTCATTCAACAATGCTTTACGTGAAATGTTACGGATGTTCTTTAAATTGTCGATGAACCACTTGTGAGATTCCTCGGTGTTCTTCCTAATACCTGCCTTCTCGGCCTTTGCCGCGATGCGAGTAAAGTAAGTGTTAGCAACTGATTTCATCAACTATATTTATAGGTCAAGTGAGCAGCTTGATACCAAGTTTCTTTAACGTATCCTCAGTCCAAACCTCGAAATGCCATCCTCGTTGCTCGCATAGAGATGCAGCCGCGTTCCATTTTGACTGATTCTTTGCATATGTCATCACCTCGTTGATGTACTTCTGCGTTGTTCTTGACCGCTTCTTAGGCTCCTGTGTCTGGCTCTTGGGTTTGATCTCGATGAGGTAGACGTCGCCGTTCTTGAACTTGATCTTCAGGTCCATGAAATACCTGTGCATCTTGTTATCGGTTGCACATCGGTATGGAATGATCACCTCTTCAGATGACCAGCCAACCACTGATGTTTCTCGGTCGCACCATAGGAAGACTTGTCTCTCCCACATTGAACGATAGACGATGTTTTTGAAATCACCTTCATACTTGCCTGGGTTAGCAGGACGGAACTTGCCGCGATAGAATTTCATAGTGGTGTGTGTGCTTAAACTGCATATAAATAGATTTAAGTATTTATCCCCGTCTCATGATCATCTTCCCTACCTCAATCGCAAACAACGCAAAGGATCGTCCTGTTGTTATGTTTAAGTCAAAGAAGACTAAGGCACGGAATGCAGATTACATCGTCCTTCCAATTCCTCAGTCATTACAGTTCAGCGATTCGGCTGCATACAATAACTCAGAACTAGGCTTTGGTGGAGCCGCTATTCTAAATGCAGGTAAGTCTGAAAGCGTTTCAGACGCATTCTCGAATGTCTTAACACAAGGCCGTAATTCAGTCCCACAGAACATGCGGTCACTCGTCGGGCTTCTCGGTTCTAAAACCTTGGGGGGCGAGAATCGGGCAGCTGTTGGTGTAGCAACAGGAACAACTCTCAACAAGAACATCGTCACTGAGTTCACTGGAATCTCGACACGGCAATTCTCGTTTCAATTTAAGCTTATCGCGGTATCTAATGAAGAGTCGGTAATCATTCGAAACATGATCGACATATTCCGCGAAGGTCTTTATCCTGAAGGCAATTCATTGCAATTGCAGTATCCGCCAACATGGTACATCAACTTCAAGAAGAATGGTACTGACATTAAACACATCCCGAAGATCTTTGAATCCTATTTGACGAACTTACAAACATCATACAATGATGGGATGAACATGTTTCATGAGGACGGTTCTCCGGTTGAGGTTGACATACAACTAACCTTCATTGAATCTCGTGCCTTAACACTCGCGGACATTCAATCATTGAAGGAACGCCCATTCAAACAAGGCGACTTCAAACGCGCGTTCCTATTAACAGATAAGATCAAGGAGTCAGCTGCTAAAGCTGACAAAGCGGCGGCTGCCGCCGAAGATGAAAGAGTTGCAAAAGCAAATAGACAAAACGATCCTAGCGTATTCTAACAATGGCTACTAACTTCTTCGCAAAATTTCCGACCATTGACTATAACATGGATGGCCGTGGTTCACTCCTCGAGCTTACCAACATCGTCAAGAATGTTGACGTGAATGACGTGTATGCGAATAACGCTACCTACTATACGTATCACGAGATCCAAGACGGCGAACGGCCTGATACCGTTTCTTATCGTTTATATGATAACCCGAATTACTACTGGACCTTCTTCATCATCAATAATGATTTACGTGCAGGTATCAATAACGCATGGCCCATATCCTCAAATCAACTTGAGCGGATGATGGTTGATGAGTATGATCCACACTCCGCGATTACATTCAAGCCGCAGAACACTACTGATATCAACGGTCTTAATAAAAGCGGTCTTGTTCAGCTAATTCACCTTTGGGAAGATTACATTCCATATCTTCGACTTGTTTCTCAAAATAAAGCGATACACGCAAAGATCCTCAAATACGACAATGCGTTACTTCAGTTAGTCGTGAACACGATTGAAAATGTTGATGGGTCGGGTGTGCCTCCAACAAACAAGACATTCCTTGAGTCCTCCTACTTCACCCTTTCATGGGTAAATCCGTTCGATGAAATAACAGAAGCGGATTCATGGAATGCATGTGATGCAGGTCGTGTTGATTTCATCAACAAAACTATTGCTGTGTATGCTGAGTTTGATGAGTCTGCAATTATAGATCCTTCTCGCTTTAGCACGTCAGGATCACAGGCTGAAATTAATGCAGCAATCGCAAAGGAAGAATCTGATTACGCGTTTGGTAAACAGTACGTTCCTATGCAACAATATGATTTCGTCGAAAAAAAGATGCGTAACATGGCATGGGATTCATATCGTAAAGCGCCTGCTGAATATTATGAAGACACAGACCAAGGGCCCGTGACAGTATCTGCATATGACGTCATTACTAATCCTGACATCGTCACGCCCAAATACATTTCATATCACGCCAAGGAGTCAATCATCAACGAGCGTAAGACGAAGATTCGTGTTATTCGTCGTGACCGAATCGCCGACTTTATTTCCGAATACTTCAAAATCCTGAACGGATAACATGGCAACAAATCCAGTTCCAAATCCTAACACGCCCAAGGGTGGATCTCCTAATGATAAGGCTGACGTGCCTTCATCGTTTGAAGTGATGCGTCTTGAGTGTGTAAACCAGAACGGAAAGGTGTTCGACATATTCCCGATAGTCACGTCTTTCACGTTGACGGAAGAACTGTTCTCGCCTATCCTTGTAATGAATTTACGCGTGCGCGATACGCTGAACTTCTTCGAGGATTTCATGTTAAGCGGCGAAGAGGTAATCAATGTCGAGTTACAACACATCACGGCAGGTAGCAAACTCAAAAGAGTTAAGCTGTCGTTGAACGTCAAGGAGTACCCTAACTATCAAAAGAGCGCAGCCGAACCAAACGTTCAGGAGTATAACATAGTCGCTGTCTCGAAGTTTGGTTATTCGTCGATGTTGCAACGTATCTCGCGGTCAACTAAGGGCAATCCTATCGCTAACATCGAGTCAATCCTGAAGAATGACTTAGGAGTCAAAGCGAAACGAACTGGGTTGTGTGTTTCTAGTTTTGACGGTATCATCACGATCCAAACACCTTTGAAGGCAATCGAATGGTTGCGATCAAAATCGTTTGATGTAACGGGTTCACCGTTCTTCGTGTACTCGTCGATTTCCGAACCTGACGTTCTAATTACGCCGTTGTCCGACCTCTGGTCCAAGAGTAACAAGTCGTACCGCAAGTATGAGTATCGGCAGTTCATCGCGAACGCGTCGAAGTCAGTTGATGCATATAACGAAAACGCGTTACGCATCCTCGACATGAAGTCGAACATCAAGATGGACAAGCTTAATCAAGCGGTGAATGGCGGCTTTGCTTCAAGAACAAATGTTACTGATCTCGCCACCAAGTCGTATGCTGAGCGTATCTTCGATGTTACGAAAGACAATAAAACGGCTCGTCTCAATCCTGACAAGAATCTATTCTCGTCATTCAAAAATATGCTATCTCCTACGAAAGGAGGCGGTCCAAAGTCATTCAACGAGTTCACGTCCGCAAGTATTTCGAACGTGTCTACTAACGCAGGAACGAACTATCAAGGCAATCCTAACAGCACGTCAGGTCCTGTTCAAGATAACATCTCGAAAGCAAAGTCATACTATGCAAACTTCGAAGCGATCTCTCATCAGATCGTTGTGTACGGTGATTTCGATCTTAACCCCGGCCGCCGCATTACAATCGAGATTCCTAAGTCGGTTAATCAAGGCGACTATGCAGGCGCATCCGGCGATGAACTTGATAGGTCAATGTCAGGTGATTACATAGTCGCAGTCGTTGCGCATTCATTCACGAATGGCGTATACACATCAAAAGTGAAGATCATTAAGGACGCATGAACATTACAAATTGGTTCACTGGTGTTGTTGAGGACATAGCCGACCCTATGCAATTAGGTCGTGTTAGGGTTCGCTGTTTTAATTACCACAGCCCGTCGATGGCTGATATTCCAACACAGGATCTTCCATGGTCGACATGTGTTCTCCCGGTAACGTCGCCGTCCATCTCAGGTATTGGACAAAGCTCGACCGGGTTGATGCCAGGCTCGTGGGTATTTGGTTTCTTCCGTGATGGTATTGAACTGCAAGATCCTGTCATCCTAGGTTCACTTGCTTCTGCATCCTCATTTCCGGGAGAGCGTGGCAATGGATTTGCGGATCCACATGGCTCATATCCAAATGTGTTAGGGCCTGACATTCCTACAGGTGCGACGACGTTCGGGTATGGGTCTAACGATGGATTCAATAACCAAAAGTCCGCGTTCTCATCATTCAACACTGTTGCGGTTGGGCAAGGAACCACAGCAACCACATTGCATGGCCCGGTTGCGCCTATCCAAGTAAACGGCAACATTGACAGCTTGATAAGCGTTGCTCGAGGAGAGGTTGGCGTATCCGAAACATCGGAGAACCAAGGGGCTGGCATTCAGAAGTATTGGTCCGCATGTGATTATTCGTCAGGCTATAATGATCGTGCACCATGGTGTGCTGCCTTTACAACTTGGTGCATTCGTCAGTCTGGCTTATTCTCTGAAGCGGATCGTCCTAAGTCGGCCTCTGCATTCAAGGGCGGTGGATATGAAGCATGGGCAAGATCGAAGGCGCCTAAGGTGTCACTACGCTTCAATCCAACGTCAATCAACAAAGGCGACATCGTCATTCAAGCAATTTCTCACATCGTCATCGCGACAACCGCGTCTGATTTGAACGGAGACTTTAGGTCAATAGGAGGAAACTCCGGTAATGCTGTTCGTGAAAAAACTAATCATCTTTGTGATGTTAGGAGTGCTATAACGATCGGCCAATAAATATCATTATGCCAGAATCATGGACAGCTCCAGCACCTAACAGCAAAGGCGGGGTGTACCCCTTTGTCAATATCACGCGGTCAAGAGCAGGCCACATCTTCGAGGTTAACGACACGCTCGGATCAGAACGTATTTACAAGCAGCACAAGTCAGGCACTTCAGAAGAGATCAATGCGACGGGCGATAGAACGATTGTCGTTTACGGCGCGGGTTACAAAGTTATTCATGGAGACGACTCGATTGTCATTGAGGGACAATGTAACGTCACAGTGTTAGGTAACATGAATTCTGTTATCATGGGGAATCACGTTACTGAAGTCAATGGCGACTCCATTGAGACAATCAAGGGGAACAAGATTACGAAGGTCGGCGGTCAGCACTTGCTTGAAGTAATGTCTGACTACGCGATGAACGTCGGCGGTTCTCGTAAAATCGTCATTCACGGGTCATCTGATGATTACATAACAGGGGAAGGCAATACGACTATCAAAGGCAAACAAACGCATTCTGCTATGTCTGACTCTCGCATAACAATTTCAGGCAAGAACCAGATGATGATTGGTGGCAATAACACGATCATGACGAGCGGAAAAGCAAGCTTCGTGGGGAACACATTAGATCTTGGTTCCGCGGGGAACATGAACGTATTTGCTGGTGGTTCGAAAACAGAAGAAGTCTTCGGATCAAGTTCAGTAGATGTTGGATCTGGATTATCGTTGAAGTCCGGCGGCCATACCAACATATCTTCAGGCGGTGACACTTCTGTTACTGCATCACGCATAAATCTAAACTGATATGGCTTTAATCCAATCTGAACTCTTCGCGATCTCCCCAAGATACACGAACGAATCTCCAATACTGTTCTCAGCTAAATTCTATCAAGTAGGTACGTTTCCGCGTGTTTACGTTGACATGAATAATCTCAGGACAGTAGACGTTTATGCTGAGAACGGCCGATGCATTAACACTCGCAAAATCTCGTCTACTGAATGGCGGATCGAAACTATAACAGACGAGCATAGATCTGATATGATCGTCACGTTGAATTCAAAAACGAATGCTGATACGCCGGTGTCTGCAGAAAGATTTGAAGCTGCGCTTGACGTGTTTACTCGAGGCTTTAACGCAATCAAGCCACGTGCTACTATAATTCAAGACGGTGTGTTGACTGACAACAAGTACATAAAGTTCCGAGTTGAATTTGATGATGACGTCACGGGTTTGACAGCAGACGGAATTAGCTGTAGCACAGACAAATGCAGTGTGTACGACATTTCAGGGAGCGGCCAGAATTACGTGGTCACACTGCTCGCGACAGAAACCACCGAGGTATCAATACAAATTAACGACGACGCGTGTTCTGACATTTATTCTAACACCTCGAAGAAATCAAATATAGCGAGTGTTCGTTATGACTCAACACCGGCTACATTAAAATCTGAAGCAGTGAATAAGACGGTTGATTCAGCGGACATTCTGGATGACTTTTACATTGAAGAGCTTGAGCAGGTAGCGGCAATAAACGCGCTCGTGGACTGCACTAAAAACATTCCACAACGTCTGTTAGGAATGGCTCAAGCGAAGTTGTTTGATATTGCTGCGAAGAATGAATCAGTTCAGAAGCTCGCGGGCGCGGTGATTTTTGCTGAAGCCGCAATTGAAACTATCAGTGATATTGCGGAGCGCGTGCATGCAGTGATAGAACACCCCGAAACTTTAATGGCAGCTTTGCTCGAAGCGCAGGGACTGACCGGTGCTGCTCTTGCGCAGAAAATGCAATACATCGCTGATACGTTTGGCAATGTTTCTGGGCTTAACGGGATCATTGCTGCGGCGTTAGAAAGCGGTATATGCGGACAGCCTAACTACTACGCTGATGGTACTTCCGTGCCGAAACAAATTCTCACTCCAACGAATATGACACCACCAATCGTTCCCGGCGTTTCTGCTGGCGCTGTTTCTACTTACAACTCTTCTGCAAAGGATGCTTACGACGAGTTCGCGTTCAAGCTCAAGGAGTCACTTGAGATCGATGACGTGTCACAACAAGACCCTGACAGGGCCGCGATGCTTTCCATTGTCACGACTCTCGCCATGGGTTATCACGATGATGTGTCGAAAACCATTGATGCTTCGAAGGATGCTGAGCTTCTGTCAAAGTATAAGGCAAATGCAGACCTTGAGCGGCAAAAGAATCTTGGGTGGTCTGCTGAAATTAAGAACTCATATAACAATAGGACTACATCAATCGGCGATGAAATCAGCCGTAACACACAAGTGATCCGTAACTTCTATAACCGAAACACGTTAGCCGCAGGAACACTCCTATCTGTTGGTGTCACTACATATTCAGGTCCTGCCGAGGACTTCACGACATACCTTGACATCAAGCCTGAACAACGCCCGCCTGAACTAACTGCTAAGTATCAAGCGCAGGGCAGACGAATTCCAACAGGAAGCACCTACACGAATTCCGCCGGTAAAACATTCAAGATTGGAACTCTTGATTATGCCGAGGCTTTCCAAGGAGCGTATGGCCCAATCGTTTCCGATAGGACATGTGCGTCAACACGTGTTCCTGGCGGGTCTGTTCTGGCAATGCGTAATCCTGATGGAACCGCGTATGATCCTACAGGAAAGAATCCATCAGGGCAGTACACCGTCATGGACACTGGTAATGCACAACTTACCTATAAGAAGCCTGACATTTATACGACGACACCTAACATGTATACCAACACAGGTTCAGTTCAGGTGTATCTTGTCAGCAAAGGCACTCAGAAGAAGTCGCAGTATAAATTAGCACAGCGAACTTATGGAGGTACTACCGTTGCTTAAGAAATGTCCTATAAATAGAAACGGACATGAGTACCCTCTTATCAGATTACAATTCTAGCGATAGGATTACAAGCAACGTTGCGCGAACGCGTGTCTATAGTGATCTTAACCTAGCATTCACGATCAATCCGATCACGAAAGACATCAACCCCGTCACGGACATTGATGCAGTCAAGAACTCAATCAGAAACTTGATGTTGACTAACTTTCATGACCGCCCATTCAATCCTCAGTTAGGGTCAGGTTTAGTCGCATTGCTTTTTGACAATGCGGATGTGTTCACGGAGATCGCATTGACTGACGCTATTGAATTAGTGATAAATAGATACGAGCCTCGCGCGACCGACGTCACTGTTCAAGTGAAAGATCAGTCGGATATGAATGCATATGCAGTGACTGTAGGCTTCAGGGTATTCTATTCAGAGACTACTTCCGAAATTGAGTTCTTCCTTACACGCCTAAGATAACATGTCTTCCCTACGTCAGAACCTAAACGTAACTGAACTTGACTTTGACCAGATCAAAGCCAACCTCGTCAACTACTTCTCTAACGCAGAATCGCCTTTTCGTGACTGGAATTTCGAGGGGTCGGGTTTGAACATCATGATGGACGCGCTCGCGTATAACACTCACTATAATGCTGTCATGGCGCACATGGGTGTTTCAGAATCATTCATTGATTCGGCGCAGTTACGGTCATCGGTCGTATCGCTCGCGAAGTTGTTGGGTTACACGCCACGTTCATATTCAGCGCCTACCGCAACGATCGACATTTCGTTCACGGCTAAGGACAACAATTCACCTTCACAAATCGTTCTTCCGAAAGGGACACCGTTCTCAACATCATTGAATGATACGCGGTATGTCTATGTTACTGATGACGAACACGTTCTTCTGTTATCGTCAGGCAAATACGAAAAGACTGGAATCTCGATCAAGCAGGGCGCATATCAAACGAAACGATTCCAAGTCAATAACCTTCTCGACAAGCCAACTGTTGCATACGAGATTGACGATGACACGATTGATCTAAGCACGTTGGTTGTCAAAATCTATTCGTCGATTTCATCGTCCGTCGCTGATATTTACACGCCGCTTAACGATGCAACAGGCATCACAGGTGACTCAACGATTTACTTCATTGCTGAGAACACTGACTCAAACTATCAAATCTCGTTTGGTAATAACGTCTTTGGCAAGCAACCAACGAACCTATCAATCATCGAGTTGTCGTACATCATCACGGATGGCGATGCATCGAACGGCTCCGCTGTTTTTACATATGCAGCTGCACTACCAAATGGAATCATTCGTGCTCCTCTTGTCACAACAACGTCAGTAGCAACCGGAGGAAGCGGTAAGGAATCAGTCGATTCTGTTAGGTATAACGCGCCACTGTCGTTCATCACGCAGAACCGAGCAGTTACGGCCGACGATTACAAGAACCTCATTTACCGAAACTTCTCCGACGTTGAAACGATTTCGGTTTGGGGAGGAGAGGACAATGACCCACCTATCTATGGCAAGGTGTTCATCTCCGCAAAGCCTAAAGATGCTGATCTGTTAACCGCGGCACAGTCCTCCGCGATTCTTTCGTTCCTTCACGGGAAGAAGGTCTTGTCGATTACACCTGAGCTGATTGATCCTGAGTACCTACGACTAACACTCGATGTGTTCTTCAAGTACAACAAGAATCTAACTGCATTGAATCTTGGACAATTAGAGAGTGGTGTTAGGGGCGTCGTTGATACATACAACAAAGATCGGCTGCAAGCATTCGACGGCGTGTTCAGATATTCATCGCTTACATCTTCGATTGATTCATACATTCCCGCGATTCTAAACTCACACGTTCGAGTGTTCGTCACGAAGTCAGTATCGTTCAATCCTAACTCTATCGAGAAGAAGGTTATTGATTTCGCGACGCCGCTTATTCCTGATGACGGAAAGGTAATTATTTCGTGTACGCCATTCATGTCAGGCGGCGTTGAAACTTTCTTTGGCGACGAAGATGTTATTGGCGACGGGTATAACAGAAACATTTACACGTATTACTACAAGAATGCAATCAAGACTCGTGTTATCGAGAATGCAGGCACGCTTAACATCGAGACAGGCCTATTAAGCCTGAACGAAATCTATCCTGATGAAATCGTTGATGTAACGCTTGATCTAATGCCTGCATCAAATGATATTGCTCCTAAGAGAAATCAACTGCTTCAGATTGACATGTCACGCCTATTAGTTTCAGGCGAAGTAGACACCGTCGCTGTCGGCGGATCTTCCCGCACGTCAGACTACAACACCTTCAAGCGTGACCGTTAAGTATGTTACTAAGCATCGCCAACACGACCCCTCGAAACATCGAGTCTGTCAGAACAAATGACTTGCTTCCATTTGGCATTCAGCCGTATGCAACGACGTTCGTCGATCTTCTTGAGTATTACTACAAGTACTTAAACTCAGAAGGTCTTCCGTCAGCAGAGATAGGCGCGATTAGTTCTCTCAAGGATATCGACGCTGTGTCGATGAAGTACATCGATCAGATCGAAGAACTCATTGGTAAGTCGATTCCGTATTCGCAAGCCCTTAATAAGGTCGAGCTTTACAAGATTATCGTGAAGTACTACAACTCACGAGGCTCGCAGGATTCAATTCACACGTTCTTCAAGATCTTCTACGATCAAATCGTTTCCATCTATTACCCTCGAGAACACCTCTTCGATCTCTCGGGAGGGACAGGCTCTTGGGTTGAAGGCGAGTGGGTCTATGAAGATCATAAGTCATTTCCATCCGACGACTACAAGCTTTTCGACGGTCACTATTGGCAGAACTATTCGTATGAGATTCGGTCAGACCTTGACTCATCTGTTTGGTATGATGACTACACGAAGTTCATTCATCCGGCAGGACTAAAAATGTTCTCGTCGATCGTTATTGAATTAGTGTTACGAAACGAATGGTATGCGCCTCTTGATTACACGTCGGAAGATCTTAACACCGACTATTCGTGGTTGCAGGCGTTGATTCCGCCGCACGCGCTCAATCCAACATCAATCGGATATCACACTCCTAAGTATCAGCCTGGATATCTACGTGAACGTATCCTTCGTTACATCTTCACGTACCTCATTGATCCTCTGCAGGATGCGGCCCTAACACGGCTAGTCATAACAAAGCTTAAGAGTCTTCGCGGGCCTGTCAACGTTCGTGATGTATTCGTCCGCGAGCAATATCAGATCTCGGAGAAGTTCATCGACACGTTGGAGATTGGAGCAGGCGTTCTTGATAAGGTAATTGGCGATGCCGATGAAACATTCTCGAATGTCAATGATTACCGACAAATTAACCTGTCCGCTATATGTGTCCACACGCATGATTCGACGATTGACTACAGCTTCTACGATACTGAATTTGGAGCAGGAGACGGCGTATGGGACGGTTCCTCATTCGATGAAGCGGGTGGCGCAGGATTAGGCGACTGGAGTGGCAGTTCATATGAAAACATGTGATCAATCTCCTATAAATAAATCAAACGATAACACGATATGTCAGCAATCATTACTGAAACTTTTCGCAGAAACAACACTAAGGCATTCCTTGCTGATATAAGTGACGTCTCAAACAGGTACTATGTCGGCATCGGCAAATCAGATGCATGGCCTGACGCAGGAGTATATGCTGAAGATGACTCTAACTATGTTGTTGCTGATCCAATTGGCACGTCTGGTGATAATGTGGAGGTCCTGAATAATCTTACAACGCTCGTCGGCATCACGACTGGCTTATATACCCAGGTCATTCCTAACATTGCCGCAAAGACAAATCATAAGCACAAGGCATACAATCCATTTGACCCTAACTGTTTTTACCAAACGTCTGTCCTAGGTGTTCAGATGTATCCTTGTTATGTTATCGTGAATGACAATGTCTATCTTTGCTTACGCGAAGCTGATGGCATTCTTCCTTCATATTCATTGCCTAACGGTTCGAATCCGCCCTCGCGTATTCCTCAAGAAAATGCTGATGGATCTGTTTGGATTTACGTGTATTCGGTTTTGCCTGCAGACGCTATCAATGGCAGCCAATTCGTTACCGTGACAGAAGATCCTACGTTTAACGGTGTTGAAACACTAAGCACCATCACCAATGCGTCAGGTAATCTCGTGTATGGTTTTACTGTCATTGACGGTGGGTCAGGATATGCTGTTGCTCCTACAGTTGAATACATCGATGAAGACGGCGCGTCTACAACATTACTCGCGACCGTTGCTGATGGCGCAATCACATCAGTAACATATACTGCATTGACGACACCACTAACATGGATTAAGAAGCGTGGTTACGTTAAAGTTGCATCTGGGACTGCGCGCGTGTATGCAAATATCGGGCCTGCTCTAGGGTTTGGTGCTGTTCCAGCATCGGATCTACCTTCATGGTATGCAGGCATTACGGTCGAGGCTGTTGAAGGTATCAACGACGGCGCTTTCATTCCGTATCGTCAAGTATCCATTGTTCGTAATCCAGACTACACAGGAGGTGTACTCAATCCTGAATTGTCGCTTAACTGCCTCGAGAAAATGACGTTTAGTTCCGCGCCTGAACCAACAAGCGCGTCGACTGGAGATACAATCACGCAGGTAGCAACCGGTGCAATCGGCATCGTTGATTACTACGATGAAGTGAATAAGTATCTATACTATCATCAAACAGCGGAGACCGGTTTCATCGCATTTGATGATACGCCTATCGCTATTGGTCTTGATCCATATGATCCGTCGGCAGTCTCTACAGGAGAATATGTGAAACAAACAGGTGAGGTTGTATTCACGGAAAACCGCAAGAAGATTTCACGCATCGCTGGACAATCTGAAGATATCACGATCATCTTACAATTCTAATGATTACTGCAAATAACACAATCTATAAGGACGACTTCATCGACAACGGTGTTGAGGATAAGAACTATCTACGCATCTTGTTCAATGGCGGGCGTTCTGTTCAGATTCGCGAAGTCAACCAGTTGCAGTCGATCCTACAATCACAGATCGACAAGTTTGGCCAAAGCATTTGGAAATCAGGAACGGCTGTTCTTGGAGGTGCTTGCACGTTCGATAATAACATCGTCGCAATCACGTTCTCAACTTCTTTAGTTACACCGCCAATTTCGCAGATCACTCTATCTGAAATTGATACATTGGTTCAAGGGCAAGGCGATGCTGCAATTATTGCGGATGTGTTAGGTTATGACACCAACGAAGTAACAACCACATTCTATGTTAGGTATGCAACAGGCGGTGAAGCTGATAATGCCGCGGGTGTATTTGATATTCTTACAGAGATTGGGTTAGAGTCTCGATCTGATCTAGGTGTGATTTCGGGGTCTGCTTTGTCGATGGAACATACCGTTGTGGCAGGCGCTTTTCTAGCCGATGGAGTATTCTTCACGAATGGTTCATTCGTGGTAACTCCTAAGCAGTCAATCTTCATTGATAAGCCTCTCGTCGGTGATCTTTCAGGTTCATTAGTGCTTAATGTTGTTGAGTCGTATGTCAACTATGTAAATGATACGACACTACTTGATAATGCGACTGGCCAACCAAATCATCTTGCTCCAGGTGCTGACCGTTACCAGATCACCCTAACACTTGCATATCTTGATGATGCTGCTGTTGCTGATACTGTTGAACGTATCAATCTTCTGAAGATAAACGATGGCGCAGTGGTTCTCGCGACAAGAACGCGATACACCGACATTGATCGCCAGCTCGCGCAACGAACATATGAAGAATCTGGAAATTACATCACCAATCCATTCAAGATTGATGTTTCTAATCTAGCAGGCTCGCTTCGTCCAGGCCATGACGACGTTGACGCAGCGGACGACGTGTATGTTGGCCTTGAACCATCCGTTGCTTATGTCGATGGTTACCGAATCGAGCTTGGATCAAAGCTTGACCTCACGGCACCTCGCGCGCGAGACACGTCGGCTTCAGATGTTAGCGTATCATTGAGCATCGGCAACTACGTTGACGTTTCATTGGTCGCAGGCTCTAACCTTCCTCAACCAAACTCCGCGCATGTAACATACGAGCTTTGGGATGCAGGCACTATTTCGCCGCCTGTCGCTCCTGCTCAAATTGGTTCTTGCCGTATCAAAGCGATTGAAACTGTGGGAGCGCTCTACCGTGTATTCCTATATGACATCGCGCTGACTGGTGCAAATAACATTTCTGACATTGCACGTATCTATCTTGACTCTGGTTCCAATGATGTTGACCTCACGGTCGCTCCTGGTTCAACGGTGCAAGATACCTCAGGCGACACCGCTGTATTCAAGCTTCCTTACAACAATGTTAAGTCGCTTGCAGCGGTCAATCCTACGGACATGACTTATGTCCTTAAGAAGATTTTCCCAGGAACGGTAAACCCATCGAATCAGTTCGTGTTTAGCACAGGCGCTAATGAAACCTTTGGAGATGCATCGGTTGGTAACATATTGGTTGAACACGAAGGAACATGGCTTGCAACGACTGACTTCACAGTCGTCACGTCGTCCTCATCGTCAATCACGATTAAATCAAGCGGGACACCGTGGGTAAACGGCGATGATGTTACGGTTATCTTCCCTGTGACAGTTGCATCAAATGTACCTGCATCAAAGACGCTGACTCAAGTAACGCAATCAACACTTATTCCTTCAGGCGATACTTACGCGCTTCCAACAACTGACATCTTCGACATCGTGTCAGTCGTCGTCGATGGAACAGCGACTGACGTCAAGTCTGACATCATTATTTCATTCGATGGTCAAACCGCTTCTAAGTATACGAACTCCCAATTGAAATACACGGGAGCAGGCACGCCTCCAACGATTGAGGTTGTGTATCGTTACTTTGTTCACAGCGGTATGCCATTCACGGCTAACTCATATCCAATCAACTGGGATGAAGATGATGTGTTAGGAGCAACTGAAATTCGATACAAGGACGTTCCTACGTTCAATCAGAATGTTCTTACTGACTGTATTGACTTCCGTCCAACAATTCTTGCTACGCCAGGCATTGTTACAGCGATCCAACCGGATCCTAACAGTGTTCTTACGTGCACACCAACATTCTTCCTCCCTCGTGTTGATAAACTCATCGTGAACTCGAACGGAGAGTTCAAGATTATCAACGGTGTTCCTCGTCTTGCAGCAACAGCACCTGTGACGCCTCCTGCATCGATGTCATTGTATGAACTCGAGTTTCCAGCGTACACGTTCGATGCAAGCGACATCCGTGTCAAGTATGTTGACAATCGTCGGTACACGATGCGTGACATCGGTTCTATTGACCGCCGCGTCTCATCTCTTGAGTATTACACGTCTCTATCACTGCTTGAAACATCGGCTAACAACAAGTCAATCTTCGATTCTGTTCAAGGGCAACGGTTTAAGAACGGTATGTTGATTGACTCGTTCAATGGGCATTCGGTTGGTAACGTATTCAATCCTGCATACGTATGTTCAATCGACGTCGCGGATCAAACACTTCGTCCACACTTCAAGACTGACGCAGTCGACCTTGTTCTAAATTCATCGACTAACGTGTCGATGAATGAAAACACGATTACGATGGCGTTCACGGAAACTCCATTGATCTCGCAGACCAAGTCATCGGAATCCGAATCAGTCAACCCATACGAGGTTGCTACATTCATTGGTTCAGTTAAGCTGTATCCAACGAATGATACTTGGGTTGACGTGAATACTCGTCCTGCGGTTATCGTAAACCAAGAAGGCGCATATGATGCACTCAAGTATGTTGCAAAGGAATCCAATATTCTAGGCACCGAATGGAAGAGCTGGAAGACTAACTGGGCAGGCGTTGTCGCGACTGTAAAATCTCCGCCGCATACCGTGGTAGCGCCTGATGGGCATCTCCGCCGTACCGAAACTACGGTTGTCGCAAAGGTTCAAAACAGGGTTGGTTGGAAAACCAAGTTGACAAGTAACACCGTGACAGAAAATCTTGGTGAACGCATCGTTGACGTTAGTTTTGTTCCATTCATTCGTTCGCGCCGAGTTTACTTCAATGCACAAGGTCTTAAACCTCTAACGAAGGTTTATCCATTCTTTGACGGTATTGACATAAGCGGATACACTGCGCCAACAGCAAGCGTTGTAACACCTTCAACTCTTACAAATGTTCGAGAATATTTTGGAAAGACGATAGGTTCTACTGGCTTCATTACGGCTGCACCTCTAGTGTCAACCGCAGATGGCACTCTTATTGGTAACTTCATCATTCCTAACAACTCTTCACTAAAGTTCCGTACTGGTGAACGTGTCTTTAGATTGTCTGACTCTCCTACGAATAATTTGGAGGAAGAAACTACTTATGCTGATGGTGTTTACAACGCGTCTGGCACTGCCCAGTCCGTCGAGTCAACAATTCTTTCTACACGTGTTCCTGTGATCAAGAAGGAGCGCGTAAGAAAAACACGCGTCGCTATTGATACCAAGATTCGTTGGTTCGATCCGCTTGCACAAACATTCTTAATCGATGACATTGCTGAAGGAGTCTTTGTAACATCGCTTGATCTTTGGTTCACATCCAAGACCAAGTCAAAGATCCCGGTTACGGCTCGTATCGTCACGGTTGATAACGGTTATCCAACACAACAAGTTGTTCCTTTCTCGGAAGTAACACTTCTTGAAGCCGATGTAAACATTGACGGTAGTCTAACAAAGTTTGAGTTCTCCGATCCTGTGTACCTCAAAGGTGGCACCGAATATGCAATCGTCCTGGTCTCGAATGATCCATTGTATCGTGTCAAGGTCTCCCGCTTAGGCGGCACCGGCGAAGACGGTAAGGTCATTCAAACGAATCCGTATGGCGGCACGTTGTTCATGTCGCAGAATGCATCAACATGGACCGCTGATCAAACACGTGATCTTAAGTTCGTTCTTAACCGCGCGGTATTCACTCCTGGAGTTACCGGCACGGCTGAGTTCAAGTCGATCTTGCGCGAAGGCATTCAATCAATCGAGGTCACTGCACCTGGATCAGGCTATGTAGCAGCAACGGTTTCTATCGCGGCTCCTACTGAACTCGATGGAACACAGGCATATGCCGACGCTGTAATTGACATCGTGTCAGGCACGTTGGCAGGTGTTACTGTGACCGATCCTGGATCCGGTTATGCAGCTGCTCCGCTTGTCACGATTGTTCCTGTTGGACCAGGCACCCTCGCAACAGCAGTTGCACATATGTATTCCGCGCCAACATCTGCATTCAATTTAATTCAAAGTTCATCAGTTCAAAAAGAAAGTGCGTTGACAAACACCCTAACATTTGGAGCGACAACATACACTGATGTTGACTCCGAAGAAACATATGAAGCCGCGTCGGAGTTCACGATCACGAAGTCGAATCGTGCAACGATTGCCTCGTCTCTAACGACGACAAGCCAATACATTTCGCCTGTCATTGATCTTGATTCGATGGCGTTGCTTACAATCGAGAACGAGGTCAATACGTTGACCACTAACGAAGATACACTGGATGCAGGGTCTGCTCTATCGAGATACATCACGCGCGAAGTTGATCTGAACGATCCTGCTGATCAACTCAACATCTATCTTGATGTATCGCGTCCTGAGGAGAACTCAACGATCGCGTTATATGTCAAGTTGAAGTATGATGCAAATACATACTCCGATTGGATTCCTGTTGCGCCACAGGTTAGAATTCCGGTCACGACTGATCGTGACGAGTATTCTGAGGTACAATATATTTACGATTCATCGCTGAATGACTTCATTTCATTCTCGGTTAAAATCGTGTTTACCGCAGCGGCTACACCTCGCGTGACAACTGTCAAGAATCTTCGAATCATAGCAACTTCATAACATGGCCTCAAAAAAGAAAATCAAAGTCAAGGATAAACCCGACCTGGTGCGTGATACGTTCTCAAAGGCTATCATCAACATAGACCGGTCAAGCTATGCTGCAGCACGTGCTCGCAAGAAAGCAATGCTTGACAAGGACGCAACGGTCACCTCGTTGAAAGACGACCTTGATAAGCTTAGCAAACAATATGCGGAGTTGCAAAAGATGTTTGTCGAGTTCATAAAAACTAAGGGATAAATACTGTCAATGATTACTGATCCTGATGAGTTCACTTCGTTCGATGCATTTTCGTCGAGCGGTGTTGTGACGACTGACACGTTCAACCTATGGCGGAAGAAAGACAACGGCGTCATCAACGTGATCGCTGGCTTTGGTGCAAACTCTGCGTCAGAATCCATTTCGGTCAATACATCGACGAATACGATTTCTCTTAAAGTAAACGGCGTTAACACAACCCATATTCTCAATGATGCTGTCACAACTTTAAAGCTAGCTGCTGCAGCCGTAACTGAAGGAAAGATTGCGGTCGGCGCCGTAACGTCTACACGTATAAGTTTAGGCGGAGTAATTACTGATAAGATCGCTGATCTTAATGTCACGACTGGAAAGATCGCTGATCTGGCTGTCACGACTGGAAAGATCGCAGATCTAGCTGTCATGACTGGAAAGATCGCAGATTTAGCTGTGACCGGAACAAAGATTGCAAACACCACGATTTCATCCGGGAAGCTGATCGACGGATCAGTCATATCTACTAAGATCGCAGATCTTAATGTCACGACTGGAAAGATTGCTGATTTAGCTGTGACCGGAACAAAGATTGCAAATCTCGCGGTCACGAATGGAAAGATCGGTGACGGCGCAATCACTGCTACTAAAGTCGGCGGAGGTGCTATAACATCAAGCAAGTTGTTTGGCGGCACTGCATATGATGCATATAGAATATATGGTGTTCGGGCATTTGGAACTGTGTTCGGCGGCGGAGGGTTCGGTAACTGCTCCGCAGAAATTAACACAACCATAGCACCAATGGGGCCTTGGGGTGTTGGCATCGCAGTTATTCACTTTAATTGGGCCATGCCAATCACTGGTTATAGTGTAATGGTCACTGGATTGGGCAATAACGGCGACCATTTATTTACTGTGACGGATAGACAGGCGGGATATTTCGTTGTGCAGAGCATAGACACAAAGCTTACTAATCTCATCGAAAATAATGTTGCTTTCAAAGACGCTAATAGCATACCCGCTGCTGCTTTTGGCGGTTTCATGTTCACGCTTATATTCTAATACTTATGGCCGAAATCACTGCAAAACTTATCATCAAGAAGACTGCTGTTGAAGGCGCAGTTCCTGACCAATCGTTCTTATCGTTTGGTGAACTCGCGTTGAATTACAGAGACGGGATTTTGTATTACAAGGACGCCGATGGTGTCATTCAAAGCATAAGCTCTGGTGGGGCCTGGGGTACGATTACCGGCACGCTCGACAATCAAGAGGACTTGGCGTTAGCCCTTTCAGGAAAGCTGACCCAAGCCCAATTGTTGGTGCTCTTGGCACAGGAAGGCGATGGGCTCGGAGTCAGTTCGATTTCCGTCAATACGTCTGGTAGTGGGCAAAGTGGCGTATTGAATATGTGGAGCGACGCGGGGTTCAAGGCTCAGCTCTACGCGCCATTAAGCTACACGGCGGATCACATCATTACTTTACCTGATGCAAGCGGGACCTTGGCTCTGACATCGCGCCTCGACGGCGCTGTCTCCTATTCCGATCTCGTGGATGTTCCCACCGCCATTAACTTTGTTGAAGGACTAACGTCAGCAGCACCGAACGATACTGTGAACGTATCAAGTTTAACAGCTGCAGCTACAACGACTAATGTTGACGCGGTGTTTCGGCCTAAAGGCACCGGCAGCATCATCGCTGCTATACCTGACAACCTCGTGACTGGAGGTAACAAAAGAGGAGTTGGCGCAATTGATCTTCAGACAGTTAGAACAGCCGCATCACAGGTCGCTTCAGGATCTCGAACTGTCATCGTAGGCGGGTCAAATAACACGTGCGTTGCAGCTAACGGTTTTGTAGGCGGCGGCTCAAGCAACCTCCTCAATACAAATGCTGGCAGCGGGGTTATTGGCGGCGGCAGTGGCAATACTAACAACAGTAACATCGGTGTTATCTGCGGTGGCACAACGAACAGTCTAAGCGGTGGCTACTATCAGTTTATTGGTGGCGGCAGCAGCAATACAATCAACAACGGTGACTATGTTACTGTTGTTGGCGGAAGATCAAATGAAGCTTCTGCATATTATGCATTTGTTGGCGGCGGTTATGACAATGGCGCGGCTGGCGAGAACTCGACGGTCTCCGGCGGTTATCTCAACACTATATCGTCCGGTGGAACGTATAGCACAATCGCAGGTGGTATTCAGAATACGGCTAACGGATCTCAAGCAGCTGTTCTAGGCGGCCAAGCGAATACTGCATCTGGAACATATAGTTCTGTCACCGGCGGCGCTAGTAATACTGCATCCGGCCAATACTCAAGTGTTCTTGGCGGGCGCAGTAATGTCGCGTCTGGAGACTATTCAGCTACTATGGGATATTATTCCAACACTCGCAGCATTTATGGAATGATGGCACACGCTACTGGGCGCTATAACACATCCGGAGATGCCCAGCACGGACGATATGTAGTTAGCCGATATGTCACGGACACATCTTCATATGAACTTACTGGCGGCGGTTCCACACCGAGCGCAACAACTCGAATCACTATGCCTAACAATTCGGTGTTTGTGTTTGACGGATCATGTGCGGCTAAAGCTGGCGCTAACGTGTCATCATGGAGATTCAGAGGAACGATCAAACGTGGTGCTGACGCTGCATCAACTGCTCTTGTTGGCGCGGTAACTATTGACGCTCCTCTTCAGGATGCTGGCGCTTCCACATGGACTTTCACGATCAATGCCGATACGACCAACGGTGCTCTTAGACTTCTGGCGACAGGTCAAGTCGGGGTTTCTATTGTGTTTTGTGCTACAGTCAACACGACTGAGGTCATTAACTAAGTGATTTGAATAAATAGAATAGTAATTACACCCCAGAAAACATGAAAGTATCCCGTCTATCATTCCCAACCACATCTCCTAACACAGGAACAGCCGCAGGCCGCGTCTATCTTGACATGATTGAAGGCGTTCCTAACCTCGTTACTTCCGAAGGAGCAACTCCTCTTGGCGAAGTTCCAATCACTCTTGCATCAACTAACCTAAGCGATAAGACCGCTGCAGGTGTCGCTATGTTCACCGCAGCTGACGCTCCTGCTCAGCTCGCATTGATCGGTGCAGCCGCAAGTTACATTCGTGTTCTTGAAGATACGAATGAAGATACTGTCCTCGCTCTTGGTAATCATGCATCGTACATTCGTCGTACATTTGCTACGGCGAACACGATCACGATTCCAAAACAATCCGTCGTGACATGGGTTCCTGGTACTTACTTCACCGTCAAGAATGTTGGTGCGGGTACTCTAACGATTACTCCGGTTGACGGCGACGTTACGATCGTAGGCACCGCAGCTGTTCTTCAAACGGCGTCGGTTAAGGTCGTTCGTATTGCGTCTAACACATGGGAAGTTCTTCCACTCAGCTAATTTGATTAGTTCTCGAAAAGCGGGCATGTTCATTCGGGCATGCCCGCTTTTTAGTGTCGGGTTGTATAAATACATAAAATGCCTCACCGAATTTCCTCCTTTATTTTCCCGTCAATCGCGGCCGTGGTCGACATATCCATGTTAGGTTTACTTGCGGTATGGCAAGGGATCGCAACGCTGATTTCGTCCGATGATTGGAATAGGATCACGGGACCACATGGTCTCGTATTCGTTCTAATCATTGGTCTTATCGTCGTATGGACAAAGTCCGTAAGAGATGATGCTGCGCGCGAACGTCGGCACAGAGAAACAATTGCTACTCAGCAAGAGCACTTCAAAGCCCTAATTGATCTTAACGAAAAGACTGCAGACGATCTGAAAATCCTAACAGTTGCTGCGACAAAAGCGCAAATGTCTTCAACAAACGCGATCATCTCAATGGATCACAACATCATTCGTCTCACAAACGAGATGGCTGACGCAGGCAAAATTCGTGCTATTCAACTCGACCAGCTACACGCTAACAACACAATTAAGTAATGGCAACACATCCAACATACCGAGATATATTCATTGATAAAGGATCAGATTTTGAACAGACAATCGAGATCTCTGTTAATTATGCTGAGTATGATTTCAGTGGTTCAATAAAATCTTCGTATTCATCTGTTGCGTCTGTCCCTTTTTCATTCGGCGCAGTAGCGAATGAGCCTAAGAAAGTAAAGATAACAATATCGTCAAACAACACTTCTCTGCTGAAGAGAAACCGTGGCGTGTACGATATTTTTGCGACTAATAAGATAAGCGGCGTCATTCACAAAGAGATGGAGGGCCAAGCTCATTTTAACAGCGCGGTAACTATCGAAGATGCTCCAATTTTGCTACCAGCCGAAACTGATGCTAACGTCATCACGATCAAAAGAGGGCAGCCTCTCCACATATTGCTGAGCGGATTAGATGAAGCTGGATTGCCGTATCTAATCCCGTCTGATTGGTCAGCTGTGTCACGTCTGGTTAAGCTTTATCCAACTGGACCAGAAGCATTAGTATTTGCCCCAACAATTGAAAATGGGCACATACTCATAGACCAAGACACTGCAAATTTAGAACCAGGAAACTACTATTTCGATGTGAAGATACTAGATGAGTCTGACAGCGTTGTCAACGTTACTCCAACCATCTTGTTAACTATACAGCCTTCGCCTAGCACACCATGAGTGAATTGACTACAATAAAGGTTAGAGTTGGGCCGCACACTCATGCTTTAGCAATGGATGTGGATGCTCCACGGCATTTGCAGAATACCATACTGAATGTTGGTCCTGCTGGAGCCGATGGCCGGCCGGTGGAAATCCAAGCAGGTGTCACTCATATTCAGTGGCGATATGAGGGAGATGTGGTGTGGACAGATTTAGTTTCTATTGCTAGCTTAAAGGGTGATGTTGGCGAGAGTGTAGATCTCCGCAACAATGGAACTCATATCCAATGGAAGCCAACTAATACAGACACGTGGATCAACATCATTGCGCTAGCTGACATCAAAGGTGAAAAAGGCGATGATGGTATTGATGGAGTATCAGCTCCAGTTTATAGCGGAACCACCATCGCTGAAATAAGCAGCCTGATTGGTGAGCAGGAGATTTTTGTAGGAGCTAACTTAGCGTTCGTTCCAGGAAACCGAATCCGATTTACGGCCTTAGGACAATCCTACTATGTCGAGGGACGAGTTGTTTCCTACGATGGGCAGTGGATGATAGTAGATGTTCTGTTCTATACAGCGGACCCATCAGCAACCTCTGACTGGTCCTTCACATTAGTTGGCGAACCTGGAGCCGATGGCGTTGATGGGAATGACGCAAATGTTACTAATGCTGCTGTTAGCGGCACATTCACCACGACTGTCTCCGATGTCGCAGATGCCGACTCCTTTGCTGTTAAGTCAGGCGCTGAAACAAAACTATTCTCATGGGCGAATATGTTCTCCAAACTTGGAGGGCTGTTCATCAAGCTCACGGGCGGGCAGACTATCCAATCAAGCGGTGCGGGTGTAATAGGCCTTACTGTGAAAGGAGCTGCTGGCCAGACAGGTAACCTTCAGGAGTATCATAACAGTGCAGGCAGTGTCCTCGCGTTCACTAGAAACGATGGCTCGTTAAAATTGCCTTACCTTACTATTGGAAACGGAACGGCCTTTTCCAATGTAATCGGTGCAAATGATCTAGCTATCGGTTATTCCGGCACATGGTCCTCGATGACGTATGGACTCAATGCTACCACAGCTCATACTTTCAATGGCATCCTAAACTCAAGATCAGGAAGGAACACGTTCGCTGCCATCCAGTCTACTGAGACGGCACATAACGTCTCCATGGGTATCAATATCGGGAACACAATATCCGGCACTGCATTCCGCAGCATCGGATCGTTTGGCGTGATCGACGCATCTTCTGGCCAGACCAACTACACCGTATACTTCCGCAATGCCTACAACGGAGAGATGCGGTTCCAAATTAACGGAGCGACGGACGTTCTTAATCTAACTAATACTCGGGCGTATGTTGCGCCTAACACGGCATCTACCAACACATCAACTGGAGCCTTGGTTGTGGTGGGCGGAGTTGGTATCGGTGGCGCGCTGAATGTAGGCGGCAACACTACTATAGCAGCCTTCGCAGAGACTTCAACTACCGCAACGACTACTGGGGTTGGAACCGCTTGCACATTAAGCATCACTAGCGGAACCTCGTTGGATGTTACGCTAACGGCCTCAACTGCTTGTGTGGTCACAATGCCTCCTGCTACCGAAGGAACAAGCTTTACGCTGTTCGTGAAGCAGCCGGCCGTCACTGGAAATGGTAGCGCAACTTTCACCGGAGTTGATTGGGGCGATGCTGGTGCGCCAACAATCACTACTGCAATTGGCAAGATGGACATCATTTCATTTGTTGCTAAGGGCGGCAAATGGTTTGGAACTTGCGCACAAGGATTCACTTACTGATATGTTCTATCCGTTCAAACATAGACTGACGGCAGGCAATGAAAAGCTTGCGCTGGATTGTAACTTGAAGGAGAAGCCCGCCTTCACGAAAGATCCGTATGTGCCAAACGGCTTTTTGATTCCGAGCCTTCGTGGGCCAGCCATGCAGTTCTCCCGCGCAAGCCTCGGGACTTTCGTGGATTCGGACGGATCAATTAAGTATGCGGCAGAGAACTTAACCAACAACTCCGAGGACATCACTCCATGGACGAAGACCCGCACGACTGCTGCCTACAACGCCACGACGGCACCTAATGGGGAGCTAACGGCTGACAAGATCATAGAGGATTCCACTGCCGCAAACACGCACTATGCGAGGGTTAGCATGGGGGCTGCTGCCTTGACTGGACGGGCGTGCAACATGTCGTGCTACCTGAAGGCCGCTGGACGCTCTATGGCGCTGGTAGGGACAGTGGGTGCTATCAATCCAGCGAATATCGCCACCTTTGACTTGGTAAACGGCGTTGTGCTTTCTCAAGGAGCATCCGTGCTGGCCAGTGGTATCGTAGATGCTGGTAATGGTTGGTGGAGGTGCTGGCTGTCTTACCTAGCCGCGCCTGACTATCTGATGGATGTCGGACTCCACAACGGGGTGAGCAACTCATACAACGGGGACGGCACTAGCGGGGTTTACCTTTGGGGTATTCAGGTGTCTCGCGGAACGACATTGCATCCATACATGCCCTCCGCTGTTGGGGGCGGCGTGTTTGGTCCACGCTACGATCACGACCCAATCACCGGAGCATGCAAAGGATTACTGTATGAGGAGACGAGGACGAACCTGATCACAAACTCCACTTTGTTTCTAGCCAACGGTGGAACCAACTGGTCTATCGGACCCGGACTAACTGTATTGGAGAACTCGGAAGTCGCACCGGACGGGACGTTGGCGGCGGATGTATGGACTACATCCGTTGTTAGCAACTACCATTATCGACAGCGCACTACTAGCGCCAGCACGCAGACTTACAGCGTGTTTGTAAAACCGTTAGGCGCGGGCATCACTTTCAAGCTCGGATACGCCCTCTCCGGGGCAAACGGCAGCACGTTTTCATTGGCTGGCGCGGGAAGCGTGACAGCTAACGATGCCGGGTATGCTGGAGGAATTGAAAAGCACGCAAACGGATGGTATAGAGTATGGATTACTTTTACCAACAGCAGTTTCGTGTATGAAACCATCACTCTAGTTGATATTGGCGCTTACGCTCTTTGGGGGGCGCAGCTTGAGGTTGGCGCATTCCCGACATCTTACATCCCGACTACCACGGCAACCGCGACGCGAAGCCGTGACTATCTCGGAGTGTATCGGGAGAACTTCCGTCGTGACAACTTGATAGTCGCCGGGGGCAATATGGTAGCCTCACCGTGGTCATTTGCCGGATCTTCCTTATATGCTGCCGTGGCTGATCCGTTCGGAGGAAACGCTGGTCAGGAGGTGCTTTTCAGCAACACTGGCGACATTGTGTCTGGCGGTGGTGCTCATACCATAGGTGCCGCGCATACCGCATCTGTATATTTGAAGAAAGGGACATCGAACTGGTTGCGAGTAACTTTCAAGACGTCCACAGGACTCTCTGTGAATGCTTATGTGGATTTCACCGGGAGCGGCGTGTTGGGTTCATACAACACTGCTAATGGAACTCTAGTGAAACCGCCGACATTCGAGTCTGTTGGTGATGGCTGGTATAGGCTAGCTATAACAGCCACGTTTACCGGAGGGTCGGTGTGCTATATTGACTACCGTGCCGTTATCGGAAACAACGAAATCACCAGAGCAACTTCTGCTAGGTTCTGCTTATACGGGGCACAGCTTGAGAACGGCACTGAAGCGACGGATTTCATTCCTGCTAACATAATCCCACAGTCGCAGGCATTTGACGCAGCGGACTGGAGTCCGGCCGGAACCAGAAACTTCACGGTTGCTGCGGACACTGCGGAAGCCATGGCACCTAACGGAACGCAGACCGCCGATAAGTGCACGGTCGGCGCTACCACTACGGTCTATCAATGCGTGCAGAACGTGGGGTTCACGGCCGGGGTGCCTTATTGCTTTTCGTTTTACGTCAACGGCGGCGACTTCCCGCAGTTCTCCGCCTGGGCTGGTAGTCCGGGCACTTGGCCGGTCGATATTATTTTCAATCTTTCGGGAGCCGGATCGGTCGCGTCCTCGACTGGCGCTGCGGGGACCATCTTGGCTGTCGGAAATGGTTGGTATCGGTGTTCCGTGACCGCAGTGGCCTTGGCAACCTCGACGACGACCTTGCGGCTGTCCCCGGCAAGAAGCGGTTCGCGCACCGTGGTCGGAAACAGCACCGACAAGTTCTACTTGTGGGGTGCGATGATGTCTTACGGATCAACTGCTCCGACCTACGTGCAAACCGCGACCACAGCGGCGGCGTTCGCCTTCGACAAACTATACAACCCGGCCGCTGGAACATTGACCTGGGAGGGTGACTTGTTAGTCCCAGCGGGCGCGTTCGGCAATAGGTCAATCGTTGGGTTTGCGAACGGCGCATCGTATACTGGACACTGGGTGATATTCAAGCAAACTGCAGCCCCAATGATTCAGCATTCAACGTCAGTGAACTTAGGCTGGCCAGGCAATGATCCGTTTAAAGTAGCAATATCGATGAGCGGAACTACTGCGACTCGTTCGTTCAATGGCGGCGCACATGCAACAAGCGCCACGCCTACACCAATTACCCCTACACAATTTCTACTTGCGGACCCAGCAAACGCCGACGCCGGCTGGCCGACCGGGCATATTTCCCGCATCCGCTACTACAAGAAACGTTTATCAGGACCAAGACTCCAATCACTAACCAATCTATAATTATGAAAACTGCACTACTATATTTGTTTTTAACACTGAATCTATTCGCCGACACTAGCATCAGCGGATTCTCTGTGTTACCAAGGCAAGATAACGTTTTAGATGGGAACATAGCAAAATACGAATTGTATTCCAGCATGGACGGCAAAAATTGGGGTGCGGCCGTCGCGTCCGGTGTAATGTCTAATGATAAAACACTGAAGAAAATAAATTTTCCCACAATCAATTCTAATTTTGTTAAATTGAAAGTATTAACTGAAGGAAATGGGAGCAATAACACCAACATTTCTGAAATAAATGTCATAGACAAAAATGGCAATAACTTAGATCGTAAAGATTGGAAAGTATCGGCTGATTCTTCTACTCCAGCAGTTGGATCTCCGTTCGGCGGACCTTTGTTCGCAATAGATGGAAATCCAAATACGTTTTGGATAACAGATTGGAAAATTCCAGCTCCGCTGCCGCACGAATATGTTATAGACCTCGGAGTAACTCCTATTGCTCCACCTATAGATACTACTCTAAACGTAGCTCCAAACTTCGCGATTAAATGGGATGCTAATCCCGAACCTAACATTGCAAAATATGTTATTTCATACGGATTCTCTTCTGGTAACTACACGAAGCATATCGACGTCGTTGGAAAATTGCGATACGAATTCGTCAATATGGATACTAAGAAAACATATTTGTCGCTTGTCGCAGTTAACACAGACGGATTGATATCTGAACCATCTGACGAGCTCGTAGCAAACGTCGTAATCAAGAATTTTCCATCTGCTCCAATGCCTCTTGCAGTCGAAAGCCCGGCCAGATTCATTGATATACTAATGTCGGTGCCGAGCGCGAGCTTCACGTCTATCGGCAAGGTTCCTTATCCTTTGGTCAAGGGACAAAGATATAAAACCAACATCGTATCTGAAATAGATCCAGCTTATCCTGACATCAAGAAATACATCCATGTGTCTATGTCTATTGATGGCGGCGCCACTTTTAAAGTCATAGGCAAAATAGCGTATCCGTATGTTAAGGGCCAAAAATACAAATCTGCACTAATAAATAGTATCAATGAGTAAACCTACTACACGAGCATCGCTCATTCAATACTGTCTTCGTAATCTCGGAGAACCTGTAGTTGAAGTTAACATCGACGACGATCAAATCGAGGATCGCATCGATGAGGCTATTCAGTACTACCAAGAATATCACTCAGACGCAGTCAAACGTGTATTTGTGAAGCATCAGTTAACTGCTATTGATGTCGCGAATAACTACATTGTTCTGCCTGAGGCTTTGATCTCAGTATTTAGAGTGTTTCCTATCGTGACCGCGGATTCATCAGGATCCGATATGTTCTCGGTTAAGTATCAGATGCATATGAATGACCTTTATTCGTTGCATCGCTCAGGCGGAATACTTGACTATGAAATGACGAAGCAGTACATGTCGTTGATTGACATGACGATCAATGGGTTGTCACAACAAGTGACATTCACACGTCATATGAACCGCCTCTCAATCGAAATCAATTGGTTGGAGGCTGGCCTCACGGAAGGCCAATATGTTATTCTTGAAGGCTATCAAATTCTTGATCCTGACGCATACCCAGACGTGTATAACGACATGATGCTTAAGAAGTATGCAACTGCTTTACTTAAGCGGCAGTGGGGCGCGAACTTAATCAAATTTGAAGGTATGCAACT